TTCATCCCATCAACAAGAGTTGATACAACAGCCAAATCTTGTTTGATTCTCATCAAATGGTATTTCTTCCGGCGCAATAAACTTTCAATGGCAAGTTTCTTCGTCGGGAATGCAAAAGATCTTTCTGCATTTTTTGCTACTTTCTTAATTGCATATCTATTTCTCCTTTGTTTCCATTCCTGTAACCACTGATTTGGTGCTGGTTTAAAATTAACAATCCAATGCGCAGGAACCAACCATGCATAATGCTCTGTCTGATGAAAAGCTATATATTGAAGTGCGAATATTTTGATTCCATCTTCTTCAACTGTCGCTTGGAATCTCCAGAAAACAGGCATTCCATCATGTTCAGTTTCTGATTCAGGAAAAGGTACGCTCCATGATTTTGTCATATATCACCTCAAATAAGTGGTTTGCTGCCTAATTTCATTTTCTGGCGACCAACACAAGTCACACCCATTTCACTGCGTGGCTTGCTGTACCATGTGCGCTGATTCTTGCGCTCAATACGTTGCAGGTTGCTTTCAATCTGTTCGTGGTATTCAGCCAGCACCGTAAGGTCTATCGGATTCAGTGCGCTTTCTACTCGTGATTTCGGTTTGCGATTCAGCGAGAGAATAGGGCGGTTAACTGGTTTTGCGTTTACCCCAACCAACAGGGGATTTGCTGCTTTCCATTGAGCCTGTTTCTCTGCGCGACGTTCGCGGCGGCGTGTTTGTGCATCCATCTGGATTCTCCTGTCAGTTAGCTTTGAGTAACGCGCCGTGATGCTTATCTCCACGGTTGCTGTCTTGCAGCTGCATTTCGCGCTACTCAAAGCTTTCTGCTTTGAATGCTGCCCTTCTTCAGGGCTTAATTTTTAAGAGCCTCACCTTCAATGGTGGTTAGTGCATCCTGCTGATGGCTAAATAGTACGATTTGTACTTTATCGAGTCAATACAAAATGTTCTAAATATAATTGGTTTTTTATAACGCTTTGTATTTAATGGGTTTATATTTTGGAAAAAGAAAACCCGACACTAAGGTCGGGTTATTGTTGTGTGCTTTAGAGTGGTGAGGCTGTTAACTAAATGTCTCTTCAGGCCACTGGCTGGCGATAACTTTCCCTACAACGGAACAGCTATCATTGCATGGGATCATTGGATATTGCGGGTTTAGTGGCTGTAGGAACACCTGACCGCTATCCCTGATCAGTTTCTTGAAGGTAAACTCGTCACCACCAAGTCTGGCTATGCAGAAATCACCTGGCTCAACAGCCTGCTCAGGGTCAACGAGAATTAACATCCCGTCAGGAAAGCTTGGCTTGGATCCTGTTGGCGCGGTCATGGAATTACCTTCAACTTCAAGCCAGAACGCACAATCACTGGCTTTTTTGGTTGTGCTGACCCATCTCTCCGCATCACCTTTGGTAAAGGTTCTAAGCTCAGGCGAGAACATCCCGGCCTGAACATGAGAAAAAACAGGGTACTCATATTGTTTTTTAACGGGGGCAGATGAGTATTCGCCAACAGGTGAAAATGTACCGTCGTGGTTGAATGAGACGTTATCAATACCAAGGTATTTAAACACCACACCAATCTCGTCAAGAGATGGATGACGAGATCCGCGCAACCAGTGACCAATTCCACCCTGCGTCATACCAAGCTCTTCAGCTAACTTCTCTTGAGTTATGCCGAGCTCTTTCATTCTGGATCTAGCCAGTTCATACCATTTCATTTTCATACCCTTATTATTACGCTCTGTACTAAAACCATCCATGCACAAGATGTATTTTTTGTTTGCATTCTAAAAGTACATATCGTATTATTGTTTCATGGTTACTATGGAGGGCATATGAGCAACCTACGAAAATATCGAGAGTCACTGAATATCTCTCAAACAACACTTGCTAAGGCAGTTGGATGCACACAGGGAGCTATCGGACATTGGGAATCTGGTCGTCGCTTCCCAGACCTTAAAACATGCCGTGCTCTTGTTGAGTGCCTAAACAAGTTAGGCGCAAAAGTCAGTCTTGATGACGTGTTCCCGCCGGAACACAAAGCCGCTTAAGACATTCTAGCTCTTACACATCCCCGCCCTGGAAAAGGGCATTACCAGAAACAAATCTCTATGGTTTTGCGTTTCTTTGCGAAGCCAACTCTATCTAATCATTAAGGAAATTATCTATGGGTACTATTGCAACTAAAAGCAAGAAAGCGGCTCGCATCGAGTCAGCCTTGCTGAACAAACTGGCACTGATGGGGCAGAAGACATTCGCTCGAGCGATGGGGGTTCCTGAATATCAGGTAAGCCGATGGAAGAATGGTTTCTTCTCGCAGGTAAGCATGATGCTGGCTGTTCTGGAATACGGAATCGAAGACGATGAAATGGCTGAGCTGACTAAGCGGCTTGCCAATTACCTGACAAAAGAAAAAGCCCCGAAGAACGGCGAATTCTTCGAGGCCTGATGTAGAAAAACTGGATCAATCCACAGGAGTAATTATGACAAAACGTCGTAAGAAATACCAGGAAAAAGAAGAGATTCGACACCCTGATTCACCTGAGGGATTAGTGGTAGCCGCAGCAAATAACAGGGCGTTCGCAGAGCGCCTTGTTGGTGTTTACAGACTAGCCAAAGCAGGAGTGAAACATGGGCGTCGTTAAGTTAGCTGATTACAGGCATAACCCTGTACAACATCAGGAGGCATCCAGTATGGGGTATGTCTCTATACACCGCCAGTTTATGGACAGCAGGCTCTATAAGGACTCTCAGGCAGTACATCTTTGGCTTCACTTAATCCTCAAGGCTAATCACGAATCTACTGTCGTCAATACGTATATCGGTCCGATAACTGTTGATCGCGGTCAGATGATAACTGGACGCCCGTCGCTGGTCAGAGAAACATTCATCCCCGACAACAAAGTTCGGAGCTTATTACGGACTTTTGAGTCGAAAGGGATGCTTAATATTTGCTCGATGGGGAAGAAATTTAGCCTGTTTACAATCGTTAAATATGACGATTTTCAGGCAAAAAATTGTCCAACGGTTGTCCAACGGTTGTCCAACGCAAACACCAGTAATGGCGCGGCTCTCAGCGGAGATTGTCCAACTGTTGTCCAACGGTTGTCCATAAACAATAATATAAATAATATCTCTAATACTGACGTATTAGAGAGTGCCACAGCAGACAAAAAGTCTGACAAGAAAAAACCTCCCGTCAGCTGTCAGGATGTTGTCGATGCTTACCACGAAATCCTTCCTGAAGCGCCAAGAATCCGCGCACTGAATGACAAGCGTAAAAACCAGATCCGAACGTTCTGGCGCAAAGCCGGAGTGATAACCCGCCAGCTTGACGGGCATGGGTTCACGATGCAGGACTGGAGAAATTATTTGAGCTACGTAGGCGAAAATTGCCGATGGATGTTCGAAGAGCGTCCAAACCATCAACGCGGAACCGTCTGGCACAAAAAGGGATTTGATTTCCTGCTTAACGACAATACCTACCTGAAAGTTCGTGAGGGTGAACACGATGACCGATAATTTTTATGCGCCGCCCCATAGCATCGAGGCAGAGCAGGCGGTGATTGGTGGATTACTTCTGGATGATGACAGCAGTGAGCGCGTCCAGAAAGTTCTGGCGATGCTGAAGCCTGATTCATTTTACAGCCGACCACACAAAATCATTTTCGAAGAAATAACCAGAATGCACCGGGAGCAAAAGCCAGTAGATGGCCTGACGCTTTTCGATGAACTGGAGCGCAAATCGTTAACGGCGTCTGTTGGCGGTTTTGCTTATATCGCTGAGATCGCAAAGAACACGCCAAGCGCAGCAAACATCGTTGCCTATGCAATGCAGGTTCGTGAAACCGCAATGGAACGCTACGCCATCAACCGCATGACTGAAGCGACGGAATTGCTCTATTCCCGCAACGGAATGACTGCAACGCAGAAGTACGAAGCTATTCAGGCGATTTTCACGCAACTGACAGACCATGCAAAAACCGGATCGCGTCGCGGCCTTCGCTCATTTGGTGAGGTCATGGAAGACTGGGTTAGCGACCTTGAGAAGCGATTTGACCCGTCAGGCGAACAACGAGGAATGAGCACAGGGATCCCATCTCTGGACAGGATGCTGTCACCGAAAGGTCTGGTGAAAGGCTCTCTGTTCGTCATTGGCGCTCGCCCTAAGATGGGGAAAACGACGCTATACAGCCAGATGGCAATCAACTGCGCAGTGCATGAGAAAAAGCCCGCTCTGATGTTCAGTCTTGAAATGCCAGGCGACCAGATACTGGAAAAGCTGGTAGGGCAGAAGTCTGGTGTTAACCCGAATATTTTTTACCTTCCGGCGACAAATGACGCCGATGACGGCTATCAGGGTGATTACGATGGTGACTTCAACATGGCGATCGAAACAGCCAATCGCTTGAGTGAAATCGACCTGCTTTACATCGACGACACGCCTGGATTATCTCTGGCTCAAATCTTCAGCGAAAGCCGTCGAATCAAGCGAGAAAAAGGATGTGTTGGGATGATTCTGGTCGATTACCTGACACTAATGACCGCTGAGAAAGCCGATCGTAACGACCTTGCTTACGGCATGATCACCAAAGGACTGAAGAACCTTGCCAAAGAGCTTGATTGCGTTGTTGTGCTTCTGACGCAGCTTAACCGCGCACTGGAAAGCCGAACCAATAAACGCCCATTACCAAGTGACTCGCGCGATACAGGGCAGATTGAACAGGATTGCGATTATTGGGTGGGGATCCATCGTGAAGGTGCTTTTGATGACAGTGTTCCGCCTGGTGAAACCGAACTAATCCTTCGTCTCAATCGTCATGGAAATACCGGCACGGTGTATTGCATTCAGGCAAATGGCGCTATTTATGACACAGACCAACAGTCTGCTGAAATGCGCCGCCGTGAACGCGAGGAACCGCAGTCCAAGAAGAAAGGAGGATTCTGATGACCATCTACATCACTGAGCTAATAACAGGGGCTATTTACACAGTAGCCCTTTTTTATTGGATTAAGAACTAGGGGGATCCTAATGGACACCGTTAACGGAATGTGTTCAGACGCACCGCGTGCCAAAAAATGTAAATGCGGAAAATCACCGACAATATTCGACATGGAGAACGGGTGCCAAATCTACTGCGCTAACCACGCTGCTGTGGCGGCCGCGAATTATCGCAGTGCGGTAACGGAGTGGAATAACCTGAAATCTGTTAGAGAGGGAAGTCATGAAAAAACTAACCTTTGAAATTCGATCTCCAGCACATCAGCAAAACGCTATTCACGCAGTACAGCAAATCCTTCCAGACCCAACCAAACCAATCGTAGTAACCATTCAGGAACGCAACCGCAGCTTAGACCAGAATCGGAAGCTTTGGGCTTGCCTTGGTGACGTTTCGCGTCAGGTTGAATGGCATGGTCGCTGGCTGGATGCAGAAAGCTGGAAGTGTGTGTTTACCGCAGCATTAAAGCAGCAGGATGTTGTTCCTAACCTTGCCGGGAATGGCTTTGTGGTAATAGGCCAGTCAACCAGCAGGATGCGTGTAAGCGAATTTGCGGAGCTATTAGAGCTTATACAGGCATTCGGTACAGAGCGTGGCGTTAAGTGGTCAGACGAAGCGCGACTGGCTCTCGAATGGAAAGCGCGATGGGGAGATCGGGCAGCATGACTATCAAATCAAATACGGCAGCACACGACAAGGACTGCTGGAGAACGCCGCTTTGGCTTTTTGATGCACTGGATATTGAGTTTGGATTCTGGCTGGATTCGGCAGCGAGCGACAAAAATGCTCTGTGTGCTCACTGGCTAACTGAGGCCGACGACGCGCTCAATTCTGAGTGGGTAAGCCACGGTGCAATCTGGAATAACCCACCGTACAGCAATATCAGGCCGTGGGTGGAAAAAGCCGCTGAGCAGTGCATACAACAGCGACAGACGGTAGTGATGCTTGTGCCAGAGGATATGTCTGTCGGATGGTTCAGCAAGGCTCTGGAGAGTGTTGACGAAGTTCGCATTATCACTGATGGACGGATTAATTTTATCGAACCATCGACAGGGATAGAGAAGAAGGGAAACAGCAAAGGTTCCATGCTGCTGATTTGGCGACCGTTCATCAGTCCTCGACGGATGTTTACTACCGTATCCAAAGCGGCATTGATGGCGATCGGGCAGGGCGTCAGGAGGTCGGCATGAGACGACAGCGACGAAGTATCACCGACATCATCTGCGAAAACTGCAAATACCTTCCAACGAAACGCTCCAGAAATAAACGCAAGCCAATCCCAAAAGAATCTGACGTAAAAACCTTCAACTACACGGCTCACCTGTGGGATATCCGGTGGCTAAGAAATCGTGCGAGGAAATGACAATGCTTTTAATTCAACCAGGATTTGGCCTTAGCATCAAAAAAATGGCACATGTTTGGCGAGAAAGAGTCTCAACGAAAAATGGTGCTTATCAAGTTGCCATGTATCAGTATTTGTTGGCTAAACAGGGAGGCAGCAAATTATTTGTCTACATGCGCCAGAGCAGCATTTAACGACCCTGAGTGGTTTGTAGAAAACCATCACGCTGTTCGTCAGGCAAAGAGAAAGGCCAAAACGACATACATGAAGGCGTATCGAAAAGCATGGAAAGAACACCGCGATCGATACCAGCAAGACATGGAAAAGCTTGAATCAGAAAACATGGAATTAAGACGAAAGCTTGGTGAAGCAAAACGAGATATTGATGCTTACAAGCGACTTTTTAATGGTGAAAGTCATGCTTAGTCCATCCCAATCCCTTCAATACCAGAAAGAAAGCGTCGAGCGGGCTTTAACGTGCGCTAACTGCGGTCAGAAGCTGCATGTGCTGGAAGTTCACGTGTGTGAGCACTGCTGCGCAGAACTGATGAGCGATCCGAATAGCTCAATGTACGAGGAAGAAGACGATGAGTGATTTCTCTGAGCTTATTTCCTTCAAAAAAGACAGAGAAGAAATGCGGACTGAATCTGTCTATTACGTCCAACACCGGAATAACCGCTCGGTGCTTGATCAGGAGTTGGTTATTACCGGAGACCTGGCATTCAGAACATATAAGGCCAGCATGGAAATGAAGGATTTCCCTAAATGTGGTTCTGAAAGAGAAGCCGCGTTAAAGCTGGCTGAGTGGATGCAGAGAATGGCTGCTGCAATTGAGAATTACTGGAGTGAACCATAATGGCTAACCTACGCAAAGAAGCACGCGGCAGAGAATGCCAGGTACGTATTTACGGCGTATGCAATGGCAATCCTGAAACTACAGTTCTGGCACATTACCGGATGTCTGGAATTTGCGGAACGGGAATGAAACCTGACGACCTGATCGGTGCATGGGCTTGTAGCGCGTGTCACGATGAAATCGACCGACGCACCCATAATCTCGACAACAAAGACGCCAGACTTTACCACCTCGAAGGCGTGATCAGGACGCAGGCGATACTGCTGAAGGAGGGGAAGATTAAGTCATGAACGAATATCAGTTTGTGCTTCCTTACCCGCCGTCGGTGAATACCTACTGGCGAAGACGGGGAAGCCAATACTACATCAGCGATAAAGGTCAGAAATACCGAAAAGACGTTCAGCAAATCATCCGCCAACTCAAGTTAGACATTTTCACCAAATCACGACTCCGCATCAAAGTCATCGCAGACGTTCCAGACTCCCGCCGCCGCGACCTCGATAACATCCTGAAAGGTTTACTCGACTCACTTATCCACGCCGGATCTGCGGAAGACGACGAGCAATTCGATGACATTCGCGTAATTCGTGGTGTGAAAGTACCAGGCGGAAGGCTTGGAATAAAAATCACCGAACTGGAGAACGTATGAACGCCACAATTCAAACGATACCAGAGCTTCTTATCCAGACACGAGGAAATCAGACCGAAGTGGCGAGGATGCTTTCCTGTGCAAGAGGAACGGTGCTCAAGTACAACCGAGACAGCAAAGGCGAACGTCACGTAATAGTTAACGGCGTCCTGATGGTCAAACAGGGCAAGAGGGGAAGACGATGAGACTCGAAAGCGTAGCTAAATTTCATTCGCCAAAAAGCCCAATGATGAGCGACTCACCACGGGCTACGGCTTCTGACTCTCTTTCCGGTACTGATGTGATGGCTGCTATGGGGATGGCGCAATCACAAGCCGGATTCGGAATGGCTGCATTCTGCGGTAAGCATGAACTCAGCCAGAACGACAAACAAAAGGCTATCAACTATCTGATGCAATTTGCACACAAGGTATCGGGGAAATACCGTGGCGTTGCAAAGCTTGAAGGAAATACTAAGGCAAAGGTACTGCAAGTGCTCGCAACATTCGCTTATGCGGATTATTGCCGTAGTGCCGCGACGCCGGGCGCAAGATGCAGAGATTGCCACGGTACAGGCCGTGCGGTTGATATATCAAAAACAGAGCTGTGGGGGAGAGTTGTTGAGAAAGAATGCGGAAGATGCAAAGGTGTCGGCTATTCAAGAATGCCAGCAAGCGCCGCATATCGCGCTGTAACGATGCTAATCCCAAACCTTACTCAACCCACCTGGTCACGCACTGTTAAGCCGCTGTATGACGCTCTGGTGGTGCAATGCCACAAAGAAGAGTCAATCGCAGACAACATTTTGAACGCGGTCACACGTTAGCAGCATGATTGCCACGGATGGCAACATATTAACGGCATAATATTGACTTTTTGAATAAAGTTGGGTAAATTTGACCCAACGATGGGTTAATTCGCTCGTTGTGGTAGTGAGATGAAAAGAGGCGGCGCTTACTACCGATTCCGCCTAGTTGGTCACTTCGACGTATCGTCTGGAACTCCAACCATCGCAGGCAGAGAGGTCTGCAAAATGCAATCCCGAAACAGTTCGCAGGTAATAGTTAGAGCCTGCACAACGGTTTCGGGATTTTTTATATCTGTGCAACAGGTAAGAGCATTGCGCGCCTGACGAGTCCATGAGGGACGAAACGCATTAGCGTCGCGCGGAGTATCCCCAGCCGGGGAATAACTGGATACCAGGGGAGTCAACCCTAAGCGCATTTACGAGTGTGTTTAGGGCGTGGGTCGGCAATGACTCCCTGTGCAGCCGACATCTGGCCCGGCAACATACAGTGCTCTTTCCGTTGTGCTGAATTAAGCGAATACCGGAAGCAGAACCGGATCATCAAATGCGTACAGGCGTCATCGCCGCCCAGCAACAGCACAACCCAAACTGAGCCGTAGCCACTGGCTATCCTGAATTCATCAGTGATAGTTACGCTGCGGCCTTCTACACATGACCTTCGTGAAAGCGGGTGGCAAGAGGTTGCGCTAACAACCTCCTGCCGTTTTGCCCGTGCACATCGGTCACGAACAAATCTGATTACTAAACACAGTAGCCTGGATTTGTTCTATCAGTAATCGACCTTATTCCTAATTAAATAGAGCAAATCCCCTTATTGGGGGTAAGACATGAAGATGCCAGAAAAACATGACCTGTTAGCCGCCATTCTCGCGGCAAAGGAACAAGGCATCGGGGCAATCCTTGCGTTTGCAATGGCGTACCTTCGCGGCAGATATAATGGCGGTGCGTTTACAAAAACAGTAATCGACGCAACGATGTGCGCCATTATCGCCTGGTTCATTCGTGACCTTCTCGACTTCGCCGGACTAAGTAGCAATCTCGCTTATATAACGAGCGTGTTCATCGGCTACATCGGCACTGACTCGATTGGTTCGCTTATCAAACGCTTCGCTGCTAAAAAAGCCGGAGTAGAAGATGGTGGAAATCAATAATCAACGTAAGGCGTTCCTCGATATGCTGGCGTGGTCAGAGGGAACAGATAACGGACGTCAGAAAACCAGAAATCATGGTTATGACGTCATTGTAGGAGGAGAGCTATTCACTGATTACTCCGATCACCCTCGCAAACTTGTCACGCTAAACCCAAAACTCAAATCAACAGCAGCCGGGCGCTATCAGCTTCTTTCCCGTTGGTGGGATGCCTATCGTAAGCAGCTTGGCCTGAAAGACTTCTCTCCGAAAAGCCAGGACACTGTGGCATTGCAGCAGATTAAAGAGCGTGGCGCTTTACCGATGATTGATCGCGGTGATATCCGTCAGGCTATCGACCGTTGCAGCAATATATGGGCTTCACTTCCGGGCGCTGGTTATGGTCAGTTCGAGCATAAGGCTGACAGTCTGATTGCAAAATTCAAAGAAGCAGGCGGAACGGTCAGAGAGATTGAGGTATGAGCAGAGTAACCGCGATTATTTCCGCTCTGGTTATCTGCATCATCGTCTGCCTGTCATGGGCTGTTAATCATTACCGTGATAACGCCATCGCCTACAAAGCCCAGCGCGACAAAGCCACATCCATCATCGCTGACATGCAGAAGCGTCAACGTGACGTAGCAGAACTCGACGCCAGATACACAAAGGAGCTTGCTGATGCTAACGCGACTATCGAAAGTCTCCGTGCTGATGTTTCTTCTGGTCGTAAGCGCCTGCAAGTCGCCGCCACCTGTGCAAAGTCAACGACCGGAGCCAGCGGCATGGGCAATGGAGAAACCCCAGGACTTACAGCAGATGCTGAACTCAATTATTACCGTCTCCGAAGTGGAATCGACAAGATAACCGCGCAGGTTAACTACCTGCAGGAGTACATCAGGACGCAATGCCTGAAATAATTTTTTTGCAAATCACAAAGTCAATTTAATGAGCCTCGCGATGCGGGGCTTTTTTATGTCCGCAGTAAACGCGCATCTCACGCGCATATTAACGAGAGCCTTTCAGTAAGCGAGCCTGAGAAATGCCGTTATAGGTGGCGACCTCTCTCGGGCGGCTTTTCTGTGAGACAGGCTCACTTTCTAAAAGGTAAAGACGCTATGAATAATCATTCAGTTATTCCAGCCTTCGACTTCCGAGAAATGGTGCAAGCCAAAAACGGAGAGGTCGTTACCACATCCAGAAAAATTGCCAAGTACTTCGGCAAGCGACACGGTGATGTTCTCAGGAAAATCGAGCAGGTTAAGGCTGATTGCTCGCGTGAGTTTAGCCAACGCAATTTTGCGTCGGCTGATTATATCGATGAGCAGGGCAAGGTTCGCCCGATGTACAGCCTGACGAAAGATGGCTGGATCATGGTTGTGATGGGGTTCACCGGGAAAGCTGCTGCGGCAATCAAGGAGAGCTATATCGCAGCATTCAACTGGATGGCAGAGCAACTGAGCCGCCGCATGGCAATTGGCGAAGAAATGCAGCACCGCTACGCCATCAAAGAAACACGCTCAAAGCTGAAAGGTACGATCGGCAGTCGGTTAATGAACGAACGGAAGAAAGAGAAGCGTGTCCTGGCTGTCGAGCATGAATACATTTTGCAGGTGACACAGCCTGAACTGCTGATTAATTGAAGATGTCATTACAAAGCCTATCTACGGGTGGGCTTGATAATGGCTTATACCCTACACGGGATAACTTAACTGATATCCCTTTTAACGGATAAACGGAGCCAACAATGGCAGAGGTTATTCCCATGACTGAAGAACAGAAATTCCAGTTAGAGATTTACAAACTGGTCATGAACCAGAACGCAGCCGCAGAAGAAGCATTTCAGTTCATTGGTACTGACGAGTTGAAGCTTGAGCTATTCAAAATTCACTTCCAGTCAGGCGGCGCTAATTCAGATATCACGATCCGCACATTTGAAGCGGTGCGTAAATCGAAGGAAGCGTTAGACCTGTTCACCACCGGAGCATAAACATGGCAACTCAAGGTTTCGACAACCCATCCAAATTCCGCGATGAATGGGATAAGCAAGCAGAAGGGAAATAATCAATATGGCGACTGAGAAAAAGAAAGGTGGTCGCCCCTCTGATTATATGCCGGAGGTGGCTAATGACATTTGCGCATTGCTTTCCTCCGGTGAGAGTCTGCGCAAAGTTTGCGAACGCCCAGGAATGCCGAGCAAAACATCAGTTTTTCGCTGGCTGGCTGAACATCAGGAGTTTCGTGACCAGTACGCGAAGGCAACAGAGACTCGGGCCGACTCTATTTTCGAAGAGATATTCGAAATTGCTGACGACGTAATCCCTGATGCCGCTGAGGTGGCAAAGGCAAGACTTCGCGTTGATACCCGCAAATGGGCGCTGGCCAGAATGAATCCCCGTAAGTATGGCGACAAGGTAACTAACGAGCTTGTCGGTAAGGACGGCGGCGCAATTCAGATTGAAACATCACCGATGAGCACTCTATTCGGAAAATGACCTCGATTAATCCTATCTTTGAACCGTTCATTGAGGCGCATCGCTACAAAGTCGCCAAAGGCGGTCGAGGTAGCGGTAAGTCATGGGCAATTGCGAGGCTGCTTGTTGAAGCGGCGCGTCGTCAGCCTGTGCGTATTCTCTGCGCTCGTGAACTGCAAAACAGTATCAGCGATTCGGTAATCCGGTTGCTTGAAGATACCATCGAGCGTGAAGGGTATTCGGCTGAGTTTGAAATTCAGCGTTCAATGATTCGTCATCTCGGAACGAATGCTGAGTTCATGTTCTACGGCATCAAAAACAACCCGACGAAGATTAAATCGCTCGAAGGCATTGATATATGCTGGGTGGAAGAAGCGGAAGCGGTAACGAAGGAATCATGGGATATCCTGATTCCAACCATCCGTAAGCCGTTCTCTGAAATATGGGTGAGCTTTAACCCGAAGAACATCCTCGACGATACCTATCAGCGATTCGTCGTAAATCCTCCCGATGATATTTGCCTGCTGACGGTGAACTACACCGACAACCCGCACTTTCCTGAAGTTCTCCGTCTGGAGATGGAAGAGTGCAAACGCAGAAATCCGACACTGTATCGTCACATCTGGCTTGGTGAGCCGGTAAGCGCAAGTGATATGGCAATCATCAAACGAGAATGGCTTGAAGCTGCAACCGATGCGCACAAGAAACTCGGATGGAAAGCGAAAGGCGCTGTTGTCTCTGCGCATGACCCATCAGATACAGGGCCAGATGCTAAAGGTTATGCATCGCGTCATGGTTCGGTAGTTAAGCGCATTGCCGAAGGTCTGCTGATGGACATCAACGAGGGTGCTGACTGGGCTACTTCGCTGGCGATTGAAGACGGCGCTGACCATTACCTGTGGGATGGTGATGGTGTTGGTGCAGGTCTACGCAGACAGACAACGGAAGCGTTCTCCGGTAAGAAAATCACCGCCACGATGTTCAAGGGCAGCGAATCGCCATTCGATGAAGATGCACCATATCAGGCCGGAGCATGGGCTGATGAAGTCGTGCAGGGCGACAACGTTCGCACTATTGGCGATGTGTTCCGCAATAAGCGAGCACAATTCTATTACGCGCTGGCTGACAGGCTGTATCTGACATATCGGGCGGTTGTTCACGGTGAGTATGCAGACCCAGACGACATGCTGAGTTTCGACAAAGAAGCGATAGGCGAGAAGATGCTGGAGAAGCTGTTTGCAGAACTGACGCAGATTCAGCGCAAATTCAATAACAACGGGAAGCTGGAGCTTATGACTAAGGTCGAAATGAAGCAGAAGCTCGGTATTCCATCTCCTAACCTGGCTGATGCGTTGATGATGTGTATGCATTGTCCGGAGTCGGCTGCGCAACCCGACTATTCCAGTTACTCAATTCCTTGTGGTGTAGGTTGATATGGCAGAAAAAAAGATGACTGACTGGCATCGCAAGGTGCTGTGCAACTTTGATAATGCCTGGTCAGCAACGCAGGATATGCGTGAGCAGATTATTGAGGCTCAACGTTTCGTCCGGGTGTCCGGCGCACAGTGGGAAGGCAGCACAAACGCTGGTTACTCATTTGATGAAGGCAGGTTTGAGCATTACCCGCGCTTTGAACTGAATAAGATTGCCCGTGAATGTGATCGCATCATTGGCGAGTATCGACAGAATCGCATCAGCGTTAAATTCAGGCCGAAGGATGACAAGGCATCGGAAGCGTTAGCCGAAAAGATGAACGGCAAATTCCGCGCTGATTATCAGGAAACATCCGGTGGCGAAGCGTGTGATAACGCATTTGATGATGCTGTAACGGGCGGATTCGGTTGTTTCCGCATGTGTGCTGATTACGAAGATGAAATGGATCCGAGTAACGAGCAGCGACGCATCAGCCTTCTTCCTGTTTACGACCCGGCGACATGCGTCTTCTTCGATCAGGACAGCAAGCAATATGACCGCTCTGATGCTATGTGGGCTATGGAAATGTTCTCCATGACGCCTAAAGCGTTCGAGGCTGAATACCCTGATTCCATCGCGGCAAGCCTTTCTCGTGATGACACTGGTACTCAGTATGACTGGTCAACGCCTGACGCCATCTATGTTGGACGCTACTACGAAGTCCGCATAGAGAAGGTGAAGCTCACAGCATGGCGTAACCCTGTCAGCGGAGAAACGGCAATCTATGATGAAGAGCAAATCAAAGATATTGTCGACGAGCTGACCGATGGTGCATTCGAACTGATTGGCGAGCGAACGGTGAAGAAACGCCGAGTTTATTGCGGTCTTCTGTCTGGCGCTGAATGGCTGGAAGAACCGAAGCGTATTCCGGGCGAACATATTCCTCTCATCCCGGTATATGGGCGTCGTTCATTTGTTGATAATCAGGAGCGAATCGAAGGCCACGCAGCAAAAGCGATGGATGCACAGCGTCTTGAGAACCTGATGGTTTCCATGATTGCAGATAACGCCACTCAGGCTGGCGGTGATGGCATTCCTATCGTGGATGTTGATTTCATTCCCGGCCCATTAATGAACCACTGGGCAGAGAGGAATAAGAAAAGACCTGCAGTTCTTCCTATGACCAGCAAGAAGGACAAAAACGGAACGGTCATTTCAGAGGCTCAGGTTGCTGGCTGGACACCTCCGACACAAATGCCTCCAGCTCTTGCAGGGCTATTGCAGTACACCGGAACGGCTATTCAGCAAATTACAGGTGCGTCGCAGCTTGAGAACATGCCGAGCAACGTCGCTACCGATACCGTTGATAGCATCTTTAACCGGATGGACACGCAGTCCTATATCTACATGGACAACATGGCTAAATCCATGCGCCGTGCTGGCGTCGTGTGGCTTTCTATGGCTCGTGAAGTCTATGGCAGCGATACGCCAATGCGCATCGTTAATGAGGATGACAGCGATGACGTGGCGCTGATGACTGGTGAAGTGGTTGACCGTCAGACAGGGCAGGTTATCGCGCTTAACGACCTTTCGCAGGGTAACTATGAAGTGACTGTCGATGTCGGTCAGTCGTTCGCTACTCGCCGTGATGCAACGGTTAAGTCGTTACTTTCCATGCTGGCACTTATCCCGCCAGGAACGCCGAAGCATGACCTTGTATCGTCGATGATTCTCGACAATATGGACGGCGAAGGGATGGACGACCTGAAAGAATACAACCGCAATCAGTTGCTTCTGTCTGGCGTTATCAAGCCGAGAACGCCTGAAGAACAGCAAATGGTTGAGCAGGCGAAACAACAACAGGCCAGTCAGCCAGATCCGGCTATGGTTGCAGCGCAAGGTCAGCTTCTGGCTGGTCAGGCTGAATTGCAGAAAGCGCAGAACGAACAGGCAGCCATTCAGGTTAAAGCATTCCAGGCACAGACTGATGCTCAGGTTGCAGCGGCAAATGTTGTGAAAATCCTCGCATCTGCCGATAGCCAGCAGAAATCTGATATCCGCGAGGCTCTGAAACTGCTCGGACAGTTCCAGCAACAGCAAGGAGACAATGCCCGTGCTGATGCAGAGCTTGTCCTGAAAAGTCAGGCACAGGGCCATGCGCAGCGCATGGACATCAGCAGCATCCTGCAAAAATCAACTCAGCAACAACCACAGCAGTAATTAACCCATAACGTGCAATGGCTGTCTTTATGAGGCCTGGCACCCTATTGCCTTCCGATGGGCTGAACATCGAGTAAACAGGGGTAACAAATGGACCAGATGGCAGAAAACACACCAGAAGTTGAAATCGAAACCGACGCGTCAGAGCAGATTCCTGATGATGTCGAACTGGCTGAAGAAGTCGAAACAGCAGATGGCAGTGAGTCCTCAGGAAATGATGCAGAGGAAGCTACTGACACTGATGACGACGAATCAGAACAGGAATTCTACTTTGGTGACGAAAAGCTGGATTCGCCAACCAGCGAAGATGGCGCAGAGCATGGACTGGTAAAACACCTGCGCAAGACGATTAAAGAGAAAGACCGTGAGCTGAAAGAGCTGATGCGTCAGTCTCAGAAACCCGTCGAGCAGCAGCCGGTAATCACTCAACCACCGCGAATGCCAAAACTGGATGATGAGGACATCGGTTTCGATGAAGAAATCTATCAGCAACGCATGGCTAAGTGGGCAGAGGATAACGGCAAATACCAGGAGCAAGTACGAGAGCGGAAACGAGAGGAAGAGGCGCGTACCGCAACGCTTCAGCAGAAAGCAGCCAATTACATGCATAGAGTAAAAGCACTGAAAGTGGCTGGTTACCAGGATGCAGAGCAGGCTGTACGCGAAGATGTTCCTGTTCACATTCAGGACATGATCCTTCTTGAGTCAGAGAAGCCGGAAATCGTTGTTCTGGCACTCGGTCGCAACGCTGAACTGCGCAAGCAACTGGCAGAAGCTACCAACTCCGTAGCAATTGGTCGTCTGCTGGAACGTATCGAATCGAAGGCCAGAATCATGCCAAAAGCAAAAACCACGGCAGCCACAACCCCGACAGTTAAGGGGAGCAACGGCGCAGTAATCAATAACCTCGACAAATTGAAAGCCAAGGCGCTGGAAACTGGTGACTGGACGCCGTATTTCGCCGCTAAAAAGGCAAAAAAATAACCTATCGGAGCATTAAGCATGGCTAACCAATTAGCAAAAGACCTTGAAATCATGTTCGAAAACTACGTTGAAGGCTTTGAGGCCGCCTGCGTAGTTTCCCGTAACGCTAAAAAATTCCGTCCCGGTGATACAGCAATGCAGCGAGCAGGTGATGTTCTGTATCGTCCGCAGCATTACCACATGAATATTGAGGAAGGCCTCGACCTCAGCAGCAAAACGCCAACAGCACTGGTTCAGCGCCTTGTTCCTTCTGTGTTCAAGGAGCCGAAAAACATTCTGTACACTCTGGATGCGCGTGAAATGCGTGACCCGGAACATAAAACTGAAGCTGGTCGCGCCGCAGGTATGCGCCTTGCTGCACAGATTGACTCTGACCTGATTTCCATGGTCACGCAGCGTGCTACTAACGTGATCACAATGGCTGACTCAACCACTGGTTCACAGGGCCGTGATTTGTGGAACTGTGCGGCAGGTATTGATGCCACCATGACGGCGATTGGTGTACCACAGGGTATCAACCGCCGCTCTTTCTGGAACCCCTTCAACTACAAAGACCTTGCTGGCGAGCTTGGTCACCGTGCCTATGCTCAGGGCGCAACCCTGACAGCATACGAAAAAGCGCAGATCCCTCCGGTTGCGTCCTTCGATAGCTACAAGACCGATATTTCTGGTCGTGTTCCGAAGGGTACAGCAACTTCCCTGACGCTGGCGGCTGAACCTGCGCACAAGGTTGAAGCGAAAGATGCCAACGATATGCCAGTGGATAACCGACAGGGGACTATTACGGTATCTGCATCTGGGTTGCAGGTTGGTGATGCGTTCACCATTGCTGGCGTGAATTCTGTACACCAGATCACCAAAGACACCACCGGGCAGCCGCAGGTATTCCGCGTTCTGGCAGTAAGCGGAACGACAGTGACTATCTCCCCGAAAATTCTGCCGCCTGACAACGCAGATGTCGCCAGCCGTCCATATGCAAACGTTGATGCTAACGCGGCAAATGGTGCAGCAATCACCATTCTCAACAAAAATGCCGCACCGGCTAACCTGTTCTGGGCCGATGGTTCTGTTGAGCTGATGTACGGCAAACTGGCGTTCCCGACTGGTCAGGGTCCACAGGTAATGACAGCAACCACCGAGCAGGGCGCTACGCTGATCATGTCTTACGCCTTCGACCACATCAAAGGCGTAACCACTGCTCGTTTCACCACTCTGTACGGTTGCTCTGTACTTGTTCCTGAATATACGGGCATCGTTATTGCCGGGCAGTAATTTTGGTGGGGCTTCGGCCCCATTTTTATTGGGAGAAGACAATGGCACGAACAATGCTCTATAAGCCTGGAAACATGATCACCTGTGGTCAGTTTGCTGTCGATTACATCATTGTTGATGACGAAGAAGTTAAATCTCACCTGAAAAAAGGCTGGGTAAAAACCCCTGAAGAAACCGCAACGAAGCAAAAAGTGGCTAAGGCGGAAGAAGATGGCGAAAACGAAGGGTGATCTCGTTCTTAAGGCTTTACGAAAAGCCGGGCTGTATTCCAATGCCACGTTGACAGATGCCGACCCTCAGGCAATAGAAGATGCCATTAATGACCTCGAAGACATGATGGCAGCATGGCAGGCGAAAGGTATCGAGCTTGGATATCAGTTTGCGGATACAGAAAACGGCATCATGCCGTTACCTGACGATGATTCAGGTATCCCTGCATGGGCAAATGATGGCGTCGCTTTGAAACTCGCTGTGCAAGTGTGCATGGATAACGTCATTCAGCCGTCAGACGCTCTCCTTACCGCTGCTGACAGTGCATATCAGACAATCTGTATCGCTTTAACCAAAATACCACCACTTGAGCGACGAAATGACATGCCTCGCGGGGCGGGGTTAAAAAGCGCGTTTACGTGGAATCGGTTTTACATCGAGAAAGATGATCCGAGTACGTGAGGTGAATAAATGCCGATTCAGCAACTTCCGCTTATGAAAGGTGTCGGCAAAGACTTTCGAAACGCCGACTATATCGACTATCTGCCAGTGAATATGCTGGCTACGCCCAAAGAAATACTCAACAGCAGCGGATATCTTCGCTCATTCCCGGGCATTGCCAAACGTTCTGATGTGAATGGTGTATCGCGCGGTGTCGAGTACAACATGGCGCAGAATGCTGTTTATCGCGTTTGCGGTGGCAAGCTGTACAAAGGAGAAAGTGAAGTCGGTGACATTGACGGAAGTGGTCGTGTATCAATGGCGCATGGTCGGACATCACAGGCGATAGGCGTTAATGGTCAACTGGTCGAGTATCGCTATGATGGCACGGTTAAAACCGTCTCAAACTGGCCTACAGACAGCGGATTCACACAGTACGAGTTAGGTTCAGTTCGCGACATTACGCGCTTACGTGGGCGCTATGCGTGGTCAAAAGACGGAACTGATTCATGGTTTATCACTGACCTTGAAGACGAATCGCATCCTGACCGCTACAGCGCACAATATCGCGCAGAGTCTCAGCCTGACGGCATCATCGGCATCGGAACATGGCGAGATTTCATCGTCTGCTTTGGTTCATCGACGATTGAATATTTCTCCCTGACTGGTGCAACCACCGTTGGTGCCGCTTTGTATGTTGCACAACCATCGCTGATGGTGCAGAAAGGTATTGCCGGAACCTACTGTAAAACGCCATTCGCTGATTCCTATGCGTTCATCAGCAATCCGGCAACAGGTGCGCCATCTGTATACATCATCGGATCCGGTCAGGTTTCACCAATCGCCAGCGCGAGCATTGAGAAAATTCTCCGCTCCTACACTGCTGATGAACTGGCTGATGGTGTGATGGAATCGCTGCGATTTGATGCTCATGAGTTGCTGATTATCCACCTTCCGCGCCATGTTCTCGTGTACGACGCATCTTCAAGCGCCAATGGTCCGCAATGGTGTGTGTTGAAAACTGGCTTGTATGACGATGTGTACCGCGCTATCGACTTCATTTACGAAGGCAATCAGATAACGTGCGGCGATAAGCTGGAATCCGTGACCGGGAAATTGCAGTTCGATATCAGCAGCCAGTACGACAAGCAGCAGGAACATATTTTATATTCTCCTTTAATAAAGGCAGATAACGCTTTAATAAATGACCTTGAATTAGAAACATCGGGCGGCGTGTGTGATAGAATAGATAAAATATTTATATCAGCCACTACAGATGGAATTAGTTACGGTCGTGAGCAAATGGTCGTATTACAAAAACCATTTGTATATGACAATCGCGTTTTATGGCGAAAAGTTGGTCGAGTTAGACGCCTCATTGGATTTAAATTCAGAGTTATTGCAAAAGGTCCTGTTACATTATCAGGCCTTTCTATTCGTGTAACATAAATCGAAACTAAAGGAGTAGATATGTTGAGTGAAAACGCAAAAGATATTCCTGGATATGAAGGTTTATATGCCGTAACAGAGGATGGGCGAGTATATTCTCACTCACGTGTTGTTAAGGCTGCGCATGGCAGCACGCAACTCAGAAAGGGGCGGTGGCTAAAACAACACGAGAATAATAAAGGTTATCTATATTTGCCACTTAGTGTTGATGGAGTTAAAGTAAAATGGCTTGTGCATAGGCTTGTCGCTCTCGCTTTCGTCCCCAATCCAGAAGGCAAGCCGTTCATAAATCACATAGATAACAACCGAAAAAATAATAATGCTTCTAATTTAGAGTGGTGTACTCAAAAGGAGAATATGAAGCATTGCTCATCTCAAGGCAGGGTGAAGTTTCCGGCTTTAAAAGGAGAAAATAATCCAATTTCAAAGCTCTCATATGAGCAAGTAATAGAAATAAAGAAATCAAAGGGAGTTAA